AAAGCATCATACATTTGCCATTGAACTGGAGCTAAATCCTGAGCTTCATCAATAAAAATAGCCTTAAACTTTGGAATAATCAATTTTTCCTTATTTTTAGCCACTAATTTAGTAATCATATCGGTATAATCTACAAGGTTACTACCTGTTTTAAAGTCCATAAAATAATTATGAATGTGTTGTAGTATAGGAAAATCTATTTCACGACTCCATTCATTAGTATTAAACTCCTCCTCAATAGAAATATCTTTGACTCTAGCCTTGTTTATTAATTTAAAATATTCATTGTCACAATCTAAATAACAAATCTCATCACTCTCATTAAAATAATTTACTCTAATACTAAGATCTGTACCAATCTGTTCATAATGTTCTGGTTGCATTACACCATCTTCACTTAACCCTAAAGTGTGAAAAGCAAATGAATGTAAAGTCTGAAAATATTTTAAATCTTTTTTTTCTAAATGAGGATTATCTTTTAACATTCTACCCTGTGCCTCACCTGCAGCCTTCTTTGTAAATGCAAAGTAACCTATTTGATTTAAAGGAACCCCTTGTTTAATATAGGAGTCTACAAATTTTAATAGTGTTCTTGTCTTACCTGTACCTGGTGGACCCAATATTTTTTTAATCATTAAAATATATCTTTCTTGTTTTTAAATGGTATTTTTTCTGTTACAATCTCGCCTTCTTTATAATTACCTAAAGCAATCTCTACTACTTCTACAGGAGGATGGTTAGTTTCTTCTCCATCTTTTTTAGGAAATCTTTTATTGACAGCAAATTTAGCATTAAACAAACGCATCATCATCTCACCTGTCTTAGATTTATTCTCTTTCCATTCTTTGTTTCGTAAACTATCAAAGAAACTTTTGTATTTAAAGTACATCATGTCTTCTTCTACAAGAGTTGCACCTGTTCTAAACGATGCATAGTTTGTAGCTTGTGGACCATTAACGTATTCTCTTAAATACTCTTCTAATAATTCTTCTGGTGTTGTTCCTTTAGGTGGTGTTGTTGTTTCTTTAGGTGGAAACAATGTATCCATAACTTCTTGAAACTGATCCCCTTTTATTTTAGGTGGAATAAAACCTGCGGCATTACCAATGATACCTCTAATCTCATCTTGATTTATTATTTGTTTAATGTTTTTTGCTCTGACTTGTCTAGTAGTTTCTCCATCCGGTAGTACTACATTAAAAGTATATTCTGGTTCTGGATATGCAATCTTAACTAAACCAGATAAAACAGGGTAGTGTGTTTTCTTATCTGACATATAACCAAAGGCTCTTTTTCTACATTCAGCTTTCATACATACACTATGTATAGGATCTTCATTACAAGTGTGACCTTTGTTAGTACCTTTTTTCCATGCTCTAATTTTTTCTTCTACTTTTTTATCTCCCCACTCATTGTCATAAATAAAATTATTTCTAGCAAACTCCAATAGTTTTTTCTCCCAACTATCTGAATATTTCTTTTTAGCAAAGACCATATAGTTATATAAAACTCTGTCTCTACCATCTTTTAATTTACTTTGTGTCAATAACTGCAAACAAGGAGGGCCGTCGACTAGTCTTCAGCACCTCCCTGCAGCAGATTTTTCACATGGGCTAGTGAAAACTCTTCTAATTGTTTTTTTGTAAATCTATTTGCATTTACAACTTTAATAAATTCTTCATATGAAAATTCTGTGCCATCTAAATTTAATGCAACTCTTTCTTTTTTATTGAAGTATGGAATATTTATAAACTGTCCATCAATAGGGTTACCTTCAGAGTCTAAACCTAGTTCTGTTTGTTTAGGGTAGATCTCTATCCCTGGTTTAAGATCCAAACTATATAGTAAATTTTCTAAGCACTCCCTTGCAAAAGTAGCCTTAACTTTTTCTGCAAAAAAAATATAGATATGCAATCCACCACTCTTAGATTTAACCGGAACTACAGGTAATTTATGTTTGCCAATAGCTTCTAAATATTTTTGATANGGAAAATTTGTATAGCTGTGTTCTTTGTCATCAATGTCAATTGCTCCAAAGCTAACCATACCTTCATCGTCACAAGGTTGAATACCAATTGAAGTAGTACCATTTAAATGATTAATATAATCTTGATCTGTAATTTCTTTTTTGGCCCAGGTATAAACTGTTTTAAGTTTACCTTCGTTGTTATGCTTGCTACTACCTATGTCTTTGATGTAGCCATAATTTCTTTCTAGTCCGTTAAATATCTTTATAAAATCTTTTTCCATTGTAACCCATGTTTGTGTAAATGGGGGCAATTGCTTGCCCCCATCAGAAAATTAAAAGTGTGCGCTAGTTTTTTCTGTAGTCGAAGCTGCGGTATCCCCATGCTTGACTTGAATGTCTCCTTTAGAGACACTTTCAGAAAAAGATTTAGCTTGGTTGTATACTGCTGCATCAGCAATAGGTCCAACCTTACTTATTTCCCAACCAAACCACGTACCCTTATCGTTCGATTGTTGAACAGTTTTTAGCTTGTATACATGACTAAAAGAAGCTGGAGTGTATAGTTTTCCATTTGCTCCTTTAAGATTTATACTAGCCATCATACTGTTCCACTTTCTACTAATCTTTAATTGCGTTGATTTCATGGCAATTAAAGCAGTCGATGGGCTTCCACCATTTACTATTACAAAATGGCTTGCAGTTCTCTCAATATAATTACCGTTAGGTAATCTATCTTTGAACCCTGCATCTCTTGTAGTTTGAGACATGATATCGCTAGAAGAAGAGTGTATATTCACTGGTGCTCCAGCGCCTTCTCCTCTATCTTGCCACTCTATGTATTCTAACTTATAGTGACATGGAACGACATCCACTCCGGTTACTCCGTTAAACAATTCTCCTGTAACAGAGTTGTAAATCATGCCAGGTTCTGCACCTTCAACATACTTACCGTCTCTCTTATTTACCTCTGGAGATAATTGTCCTAGGATTTTAAGAAAAGGTAGGGCTAGATCATCATGACCTATATTACCCAATCCTTTATCTGCGTCAGCCTCAAAGAGGCTAGTAGACAATGCACCTGCTGTAGCTTTTTCAGCTACATCAGATTTATTAGTTGCGCCGTTGTCCGTGTTTCGTTTTTCATTACTCATGTTTATTTCCTCGTTATTTTGGTTCGGCTTCCTGCGAACACGTTAAATAGATCCGTGGGCATATCAAGACCCTTTTCGATACGCTCACGAACCAATGCTTTTAGGGTCATAGGTTCAACCTTCAACTTTTGGGTCGGTTGATATCCTTTACCTTGCGCAAGGACAGCATAGTCTGCCGCCTTGTTATCCTCGTTACGACCAAAGGAAACAGTAACCTCATTTTTAATAAGGTCACCCAAGCCGTTGTTACGAAGCCAGTTAAATGCTTCTTCTTTTTTATCTACTGTAATAGAAGCACCATAGATAGGTTTCACTTCAACTGCGGAACCATCTGCTAATTTTAATGTTGATATATTCATTTCTTGCATCATAGTAGGAATGACTTCACCAGAAATTAATTCTATATTCTTTTTTAATTTCTTAAGTTGATCTTCTCTTGATGTTAACTCATCCTCTAAATCTTTTAATTTAGAAACTTGAGCAGATAATAAATGAACATCACCTGTTTTGTTTATGTCTTCTTGTTTGTCTTGTTCAAAGTTAATTGTCATGTTTTTATTCTCCTTTATTGCTTTCATAAAATCTTATATAATCCTTATTTTTTAATTGTCAAATATTATTTCTCCTCTTTCATACAAATCTATTTCAATAGGGTAGTAAGTTTTCTCCTGCCTATCCCATTTTAGTATGTTATATCTACCATTTGTAAGGTCTGCGACAATTGAGCACGCCACTCCAATTATGGCAGGATCCCCTGTTAATAATAAATAATCGTCGGGAGTATAATCTTTTAAAAGTTTTCTTAGTTTAAACACTAAGGGACCTGGTGACAGAATAATTTGGGAAAATTCAGGCAACAATGTGACAATCTTGCCATATTTTGACGCACCCATAATATTAAATTTAGGTTCACCTTTACTTGTTCCTGGTAATTCTTGAATGACGTAAACTTTATTTTCCATAACTTTCTATTTGACTTTCCTATATCATTAGAATACAAAAGTCAACAGAAAGAAGAATTATAATTATGAACTATAAATTTAAAACCAAGCCATACGCGCATCAATTAACTGCGTTAGAAAAATCATGGGATAAAGAATGCTATGCTTATTTTATGGAAATGGGTACCGGTAAATCAAAAGTATTAATAGACAACATTGCTATGTTGTATGACAAAGGTAAAATAAATGGTGCCTTAATTGTAGCACCTAAAGGTGTAATTGGTACTTGGCATGCTAATGAATTACCAACTCACTTACCAACTCATATTGAACATAATACAGTTCTTTGGCAAGCAAACATTACTAAGACTCAACAAACAAAACTAGATACCTTGTTTGAAACAGGTGAAAATTTACACGTTCTTATTATGAATGTAGAAGCTTTTAGTACAGACAAAGGTCTTAAATTTGCAGCTAAATTTCTAAGTTGCCATAGAACTTTAATGGCTATAGATGAGTCTACTACCATTAAAAACCCGGAAGCTAAACGAACTAAAGCTATTGTTGCTTTAGGAAGAGAAGCAAAATTTAGACGGATCCTTACAGGATCGCCTGTAACAAAGTCACCGTTAGATCTTTACAAACAATGTGAATTTTTAGGTGATGAACTATTAGATTTTAGTTCTTACTATGCATTTAGAACTAGATATGCAATTATGAAGTCTGCTAACTTTGGTGGTAGGTCTGTACAAATTGTAGTAGGTTATAAAAACCTTGGTGAGCTGTCCGAAAAACTAGAAAAATTTTCATACCGTGTATTAAAAGAAGATTGCTTAGATCTTCCCGATTATACTTTTATGAAAAGAATTGTTCAACTAACTCCAGAGCAAAGAAAAGTTTATGATCAAATGAAACGAATTGCTTTGGCCTCTATGGATAACAAAATGATGACTACTTCAACTGTGTTAGTACAGTTGATGCGACTCCATCAAATTACTTGTGGTCATTTTACTGCAGATGATGGCACTGTTAAATTTATTAAGAACGAAAGAATTGTAGCATTAATGGATATACTTAAAGAAGTAGAAAACAAAGCTGTAATCTGGGCTCATTGGCGACACGATATTAAATCTATTATTGAAGCTGTTGAAAAAGAATATGGTAAAGACTCTTATGTTACTTACTATGGAGATACACCTCAAGAAGATAGACAAGATAATATTAAAAAAATGCAGGACCCAGATAGTCCTGTTAGATTTTTAATTGGTACTACTGCAACAGGTGGTTATGGTATTACACTTACAGAAGCCAACACTATGATCTATTATTCTAATGGGTATGACCTTGAGAAAAGAACTCAAAGTGAAGCTAGAATAAATAGAGCAGGTCAGAAAAGAAAAATGACTTACATAGATATTCTTGCAGAAGATACTGTTGATGAAAAAATTGTAAAAGCTTTAAGAAAGAAAATGAATATAGCCAATGAAATTATGGCGGAGGATTTTAAAGAATGGATCTAATTATTTTAAATGATGGTTTGTATCAATTGATACCTGTAACCAAACAAATTATGGAAGGCATTGCTATAACTGCTGAAGTTGATTGTTTTGCTTTGTGTGATATTTTAAGACTCAAGTTATCTGGTTATGTAGATAGTTTAAACTTACATATTATGAATGATGGTAGTGGTAACTTTATGGGCTGTATGTGTAGATAGAATTTTTTATTGTAATGCTAAAGCAAAAATAACATAAGCCATACCACTAATTAAAGCGCCGACTGATACTAATAAAATACTTTCTACTCTATTAATTTGATGTTCTAATTTTAAAATTTTGTCGTGAGTTTGTTTTTGCATTATTCTACAAAGTTTTTCGTGAGAATCTATTCTCTCTATCGCTGTATTTTTAGTAGCCATAAGAATTAATTATTCCTCCACTTGCCATTTGAGGTAATGGAAAGTATGTGTTAGCAAATTCTTCTATACCCATTCCTGTGCCATCTTCCGCACCCGACTCTATAAACATTCTAGTCACCATAACTCTGTAGTTTGTATCACCACCAAGTCAAAGTTTACTCTACCACCATCTGCACCATGAAAAGATTGACCATATGAAGCAGTTCCTTGACCACCTTTAGAAGTATCTTTTGATTTTGATGAACCTTCATTACCAGTAATACCTTGTGCATTTCCTGGATCTCCTCCCGAAAATGTATTTACATAATTTCCTGAAGAATTAATAGTTACACCACCGCCACCACCGCCATTATTGTTGCTAGTATCTACATAACTATTTTCATTTGCATCTACACTAGTATCTGCGATTGTTGAATAATCAATAGTAGATTTATTTTTAAAAGGATTACCTATATTAGAAATAACATCTTTCCAATTTTTTCCTGTAAAAGTTCCTTTAATGTATCCCTCGTTATAAGGTAGTCCCGTTAAATTTTTTGGTTTTCCCAAACCTAACGCATCCATTACATAAGCAAACGCAGGTTTAACATTTAAACCTGCATGGTTAATATTTTTACCATCAATGGTCTGATAAATTCCTGAAGCTGCATTTTTATATCCTGTAACTTCTGTTGGTTTAAACGATCCTGTCATCTCTGCACCGGGGTACATATTTTTATCTATTGTATATACATCTTTAGTAAAAGTTTTTTCTGTGTCTTGCAATAAGTTTCCAAACTTTCCAAAATCTCCTTGTGGTCCATCTCCGCCACCTTGTTGTGGAACTATGGGTTTGTATTGAGTAGTGTCTGTAATAGATTCAATACCTTCGCCTGTTTCAGCGCCTTTGTTTTTATAGTATTGATATA